CAGACCCGACTCTTTGAGTATCAAAACCTTGCGGGGCTGGGGATTTCCGGCCGCATCGAGCACGGTTCCACGGAGTCGGTACCGGTTTTCCATCTGCGCGAGCGGGCGGGCCGCACAGGCACGAACACGGATCAGAGCGCTCATCGCCAGGGGCCCTCGATATCGATGCCAACCGTCATATCACGATTAGATGGATCACTCATTTTCACATTCATCATCGCAGGAACTTCGACTGTGCGATCAGTCACCAAATAATGATCGGCGATCACGCCGGGAAGACCGAAAACATCATTCCCACATTCGTTTGTGAAAAGGCCGGGCATGGTGCCTCTGATAGAACTGCCACCGATTACCAGAGGTGGCCCTGAGAACATATGCCCGCCTGTGGTGGGGTACGGGTATGGGCCGTTACCGCCAAGGTATCGGGGATTCGATACGCCCATAGCGCGTCGTTTATAGGCAATCTGACTGCCGGACCCATCTGCGTTTCTGGCTATATAACACCCATCACTACTCGAGCCATCACCAGCGTACTGACTCGAGGCGTAATACGGGTAATATGGACTCGACGTATGTCCGGTGATTGCACAGTTAAAAAGATCCTCGCCTGATAGCGGCACAAAATCCCCGAACTGCCACAGCGTGCACGAGTAAGATCTACTAAACGCGACAGCCAGATATAGCCAGCGATCATCGGCTATCAGAGCCCACGGCCTGGGCAGATAGCTCGAAGAAGTCTCAGCGGTAGCCCTCCAGTAACCGGACCCGAAACTCTGGGAGAGGTCATCAATATCCGTCATTCCCTCCAGACCATGCACAGCCTGTGCACTACTGCCACCGCTACTGTGATCCACCCTCAGATAAAAGCCGGTGGCATCCGGGTGGGTCGACCGGTAGGCCGCTTTGAGCGTATCCCCGAACGCTTTTTCCCAGTACCCGGGCGTCGCCCGTTTGACCGCAATATCGCCCGACGCAATTCCATCAGGAATACCCGGGCAATCGAAGGTAAATGCGGTCGGTGTGGCCCCGGTGATCCGCCAGACGTCGTTCAGCTCCGCCGGGGTTGCGCCTGAAATTTCGACAACCGCATATTTCTCAAAATCGTGTCCGCCGCTGAAATGCACGGTGGCCACGCCATTGCTGATCGTGATCTTGTCGCCATCCGGCGCAGCGGTGCCAAAGCCGTTGATCAGGCAGGCATCCAGAATGGCGATGAGGTCGCCGGCCTGGGCCATGATCTGCGGAGCTCCGGCCATTTCGGAGTGGAACCACCGCACTGTGCTGTTTTGAGGTACTGGCATTGCACTCTCCTATCAAGGTCTGTCGATGTTGCCGAGAACGTGCAGCTCACACCCATCCGCGCCGTCATCCAGCGGCTCATCGCTCTGCTGAATCGCCCGGGCGATCCAGAAATCCGCCAGCGCCCCCACGGTGTTGATGCGGACCACGTTGCCCGCGCTCCAGCCGCCACCATTGGCGGCAGCCGGGATGGTGAGATAGGGCACCCCGCCCGAGCCGTCTTCGTTTCGGGTGCGCGGATTGATGGGCGCGATGTCCTCGGTGAAGGGGCCCGTGTAGACCAGTCCGACGCGCTGGCCGATCAACTCCACTGTGGTGCTGTTGATCCAGCGCAGCACCCAGCGCTCCGTCTCCGCCCCCTCGTTGGTCACGGTAATCGGATGCGCGATGGTGTTCAGGGTGGCCGTGGCCTCGTCCCCGACCGGCACATCCTGCCAGGTGCCATCCCAGGTCTTCTGATCCCAAGTGGCCGATACCCGGGCGCGGCGGTCGCCGTGGATCAGGCAGCTGGCCACGATGGACTCACCGGCCGGGTAGTCGTGGGTCAGGGGCCGGCTCAGGGTGATGTCACCGGTGATCTGCACATCCGTGACCAGGCGCAGGTCTGCCACTGTGTGGCGGAGGGTGACCGGCATGGCAATGCCGGATACGTCTGTGAAGGTGACCTCGCCCGTCGCCCGGTCCAGGGTGTATCCATCGGTCACTGTGTTGCCGTCGGCGTCGATCACCCGCACCCAGCCCACCCGTGGGCGGGTGGTGATGATGTCACCGTTCGACACAGTCTGTGGGGCGGTTTCCTGCGGGTGCATGACCATCACGACGTCGCCCGGGCGGTAAATCGGCACCCGGCCATCTGCCGGCAGGCGCACGGCGTCGATGCCGACGATGTCTGCGTCCAAGGGTAGATAGCTCACGGCCACCGCGTTGTAGCGCATTGTGCCGGGCTGGACGAAAGTTGGCTTCCAGATCATGCCGTTTTCGTCGACGTTGGCGGGGTCGTACCAAGGCTCGGCTTTTTCTTCGGCGGTCAGGGTGCTGTCGTCCACGAGCTGGCCAAATTTCACATTGGCTGTGCCGTACTGGTAGTTGATCTGGCCGGTGGCGCGGTCACCTACAATATTGCCGTCCTGATCGGAGCTGGCGCTGATCAGCTCACCCTCGATGGTGGTCGCCAGTACCTGCAGGCTCTGCGGGATCAGCGGCGCGGAAGGCGCGCGGAAGAACGCTTCATCGGTGAACCAGTCGCCATAAACACCCAGCAGGCTGGTGACCTCAACAGGCCCGCTGCCGGTGTCATAATAATCCAGGGTGACGATCCCGCTCAGGTAGTCGATGGACCCCACTGGGGTGCCGCTGCCGTTGCTTTGGATGTCGGTGTAGATCACGCCCTGGCGGTCGATGTAGCTTTTGCCGTTCCAGGTGAACTCGACCGATCCCTGAACTGTGACAATATCGAGCAGCCGGGGCAGAACCCGGATTTGCAGCGGGGGCAAATCCAGTTCGGTGGATACGGCGGTGGCCGTGGCGCCGGCTGGCACGTATTTGATAGTCACGGTACCGGTGGCGAAGCGGGTGGTGTTGGAACCGCTGCTACTCCATTCTCTAGTTACGCCTTTGGTGCTGTAGTTGCTCCATTGTTTTTCGGTCTCGTCCGGTAGGACAGCAAGGGTGAAAACGCCAGTCTGGTAATCGATGCCCCCTTGCAGTCCCGTCCAGCCGCCTGCGCCATCGTCATTAGCAAAGTAATGGTATCGCCGAGTGGTTGATTCACTATTCTCATGCTTTCTCCTGATGCGCACGGCGTTCCGTCTCTTCACGATCAGCGAGTCCCGCTTTCTAATCGATTCCGCATACCACTCAGCCTCCAGCGTTCCCGGCTCCACGGCCTCCCCTATATTGAGCGACACCATGCCGTCGGTTTCTGATACGCCGGTGAATACCACGGTTTTAGCAGTCTGCTTTTCGTAATCCACGCCCAGCTTGGTTTGAGGGTCTGGTGGGGTGGTCAGCTCCAGCACAAACTCCCCGGCCACGTGGCTGACGTAACCGGTGGCGTCTCCGCTGATGGTGCCGTCAACTGCTGCGGTGGCGGTTTTGGTGGCTCCACCCGCCAGCCAGGTCAGGGTCAGGCTGCCGGGTTTGATTGGTTCCCCCACGCTTTGCTCGAGTTTGATGGTGGTGTCTATATCGGCATGGCCCGCCAGCTTTTCAAAATGTACCGGACTGGCGAAGATCATGATGACGCTGCTGCCAACGTCAGGCAGGGCGCCCATGGTGACGCTGACCGCCCCGGTGGTGTAATCAATGGTGCCCACGCCAATGGATGGGTCGCTGCCGGAAATCTGGCCTTCGCCGTTGTCGGTCAGGGTGTAGAAGTTGCCCTGAGCCATAAACGAAAAATTCAGACTGCCGGGCGCCGGTACGGGCGACAGGGTTTGAACGATGTTGCGGGAGCGGTTTTCGGGGGTGATTACCCGCGCCCATGAATGCGCCTGCTGGGGCACGTCAACATCGCGGGTGCCGGCGTTGATGGTGCGGACGATTTCCGGGTTCAGGCTTTGGTTGGTGACCGGTTCCTCGCTCTGGGCGGCGGGTACCAGTTGCGTGAATATGGAGGCGGCTTTCAGTTTCAGGTCGCCGATATTGGCGGCAGCGGTCAGCCGTTGTGCCCCGAAGTAGCGGGCTGCATCGGCGACGGTGGTATCCCGCAGCCGGGCGCCGGTGGTGTAGTTGTAATTGCTGGTTCGGCTTGGGGTATGACCGTTGAAGTCGTGCCGCAGGGAATCCGATAGATCCAAGGTTACGATCAGGCGCTGAAAGTCGCCCTGACTATCGGTGAAGGTCTGCATTTCGGTGCTGACGTCGGTCACGCGGACATACTGCTCTATTTCGTTCGGCTGCCCCTCGTTTTGTACCAGGCAGAGGGTTTTCCCGCGCGGCGGCAGGGTAGTGTTCTCGTCGCGCTGGATGATCCGGATCTGGCGCATGCCGGCGATGTGGTTTTCGTACAGGGCGCCGTGCCACATGGGGCCTTTGAACAGATAGGATTCCACGCGGTTGGCGGCTTCCGCCCGGGTGTCGAACGGGTCATTTGTCGTAAACAGGGTGTACCCGATGGCCGGATCTTCTGGCAGAGCGGTGACAACCGTTTTCGCGCCACCGAAAAGATCCGTGCTCAGGGTGCGGACAGCGACAAACAGCTTGCGCAGATTGAACCGGCCCATGGCCCGGTCAAGATCCGAAATATCCTCGAACACGTTGTTCATCACGCCGTCCGGGACCTCGCGCCCGGTCGCAGCGCCGCCGCCTTCGGGCACGTCGTCCATCACCTGGCTTTCGACGAATTTGATGTTCTGTTCCTGAATCGGCATTGCTTACGGCTCCACGGTGATGAATCGGAAAATGGGGATGACCTTGTAGTCCGGGCCTGGGTTTATCTGGTATCGGAGCGGTGTGCTCTCATACCCGGGGCCGTCATGGTGGGCAAACTGCACGGTGTGCTGTTCGCCGTGAAAATCCAGCGTCAGCTTCTGCCCGGGCGCGTTGTGCCAGGCGGTAATCTGGGGCTCGTTGGTCGCCAGCATCCAGCCCCCGCCAGCAGGCGGTTCAAGCGTGATGGGCCGGCCATACTGGGCGACGTCGTACATGATGATGGGCGCACCGGTCAGCCCGCGGGTCATCGTCTGCGTGACCGGTGACCAGCTCAACCGATCCGACCAGATGAGGTCTTCCGGCAACTCTATCGTGACACTGCCATCTGACAGGGTGATGCTCACAGTGCTGTACTCCGCGCGTTCTCCAGTGCTCTGATCAAGGCGTCAGCATCGTCCGCCAGCACCCGGACCCGCTCGCTACCGAGGGTGATGTTCACAGTCTTGACGGTTTCGACCTTGGGCGTCACTGTCGTCACGCTCTGCGCCCGCTGCCGCTCCAGCTCCGCCAGCTGCTGTTCCCGGGCGCGGTCGGCGGCCTCTTTCTCCCGGGCGTTTTGTTCTTCCCGGCGGTTTTTCTGTTCGATCTGGTAGATCTTTTCCAGGGTATCCAGCGATCGCTGGTAATCCGCTGCGGCTTCATCGGCTCCGGCCTGTCTGGCCTGCTCCAGCTGTTCCTCCAGGCGCTTGCGCTCGGCTTCATACTGCAGGCGCTGAGCTTCTTCGGTGTCGCCCTGAATATCTGCAAGCCGCTGGCGCAAGCTGTTGAGGGTGCTGTCCGCAGTGGCGGTGAGAGACTGGAGTTTTCTGGCGGCGGCGTCGATAGCGCTTTGCAGGCCGCTCAGGCGCTGCTTGTCGAGCAGGTCAAACTTGTTGGCAGCCGTTTCACTGATGCGGTTCAGCTGCTCCAGGCTGTAAGAGCCGGACTCAATGCTGGCCTTCAATCGCTCCATGGCCACGGCTTGAGACCAGAATTTTTCCTCCACCTCGGCGGCGGCCAGGGCGGTGTCCGCAAACCATGCAGCCAGGCTGCTGGACATCAGGCTGCGGCGGGCCCGGGCGAGCTCATCGGTGCGCTGGCGGGCACGCTCCAGGGCTTCGCTCGCGGACTCGGCTTCGTCCACAAAGGCGTTGCCTCCGATTTTCATCTCGAAGAGGTTGCGGGCAGCAGTGGACAGTGCGGTGACTTTCTCCCGGGCGTTCGTGAGCGCCTGACCAAAGGCTCCGCCCCAGGCTGCTTCCCATTTCTCCCGGAACTCCTGGGCGGCTTGACTGGTATCGCCGATGGTTGACGCCATGTTGCGGATTTTGTTTTCCGCGTCGGTGGCAGCGGCGGAGGTGTCTTTGAGCGGCTTGGCGATGTCGCTCTCGCCATCTTGCTGTAACCGGCGAATCTCCCGCAGCCGTTCCCGTACCTGCAGCAGGGCATCGCTCACGTCGACTCCCTGACCGGCGGCGGCCTTGAGCTGCTGTTCCAGCAAGTTCAGGCCTTTTTCGGTAGATACCTTCTGTACGGCCGAGGTGAATGCCTCTTTCAGAATGGCTGCGTTCTCTGTGGCCGAGCGTCCAGCCAGCTGGATGTTCTCAACCACCACCCCAAAGGCGTCAATGGCGGACTTTCCGGTCTGGGTGATGCCGGTCTGCGCTTTGGTCAGGTCCGCCCCGAGGCGGGAAAATGCTTCGGCCAGCACTGAGTCCATGACCTGCCCGGTGTTCCGGGCCTCATCGCGCAGACCGCCCAGCGTCTCAGCAAACGCACGCTGCAGACGCGACAGCCCCTCGTCAGACATGTCATCCAGGGGTTTGGTCAACGCTGCTTTGACTTGCTCGCCGCTGACCTGAGCGGTGCGCACCAGGCTGACCAGCGCCTGAGCCATGGCGTCGATGCCCTCTGGCGTTTTCAGATCCAGGGCATCGAACGACTTCTGAAGGGCCTCAGCTACCCCCACCCCCTCCGACCTGAGGCGGGTAAACGTTGTAAGCGCATCCAGCGCGGCCTTGGTGATTCCCAAGCGCAGCGCCTCACCGGCCCGGATCGATTCGGCCGAGACGGTTTGCAGGGACTGATTGACGCGATCCAGCTCGCCCCGCATGGCCGCCAACTCGCCGGCCACGTCCTGCCCCATGGCGGCCTGACGCTGGAGCGCCTGGATGGCGTACTCATAGTATTGCCTGGCTCCATCAAGCTGGTCCGCATAGGCCTGGCGCTGGTCCTGGCTCATTGCCGCAATGTCGGCGCCGGTGCGCTGCGCTACATTGGCATACTCTTCCAGGCTGCGGGCCTTTCGCTTGAGCTGGTTGATCTCCCTAAGCTGCTGCAGCTCAATTTCCTTTTGCTGGAGCGCCAGGCGCCGCTCGGCGTCTTCAACACCGCGCAGCTTTCGCGAGACTGCGTCCAACCCCTTCATGACAGCCTGCAAACCGACAATGCCGATGGTGATCATCACCGGCCCGGCAAGGCCACGCAGCACCTTACCAAACGCCGCCAAACGACGGCTCGAGCCCACCGCCTCCGCGCCAGCAGCCATCATCTCCGCCCGGGAGGAGCGCAGCGCCGCCGTCCAGTTACCCAGTGATTTGATCGCGCCAGCGAGCTTGATGGCAAAAAATGCCTTGGCCAGGAGGAGCAGTTCATCCTTGTACTCGGCAACGGTCGCAATCGCGCCCTTGATGGTTTCGCCAATGGCGACAATGCCGTCGCTGATGTTCTTCGCCCAACGCGCCAGTGTTCCGTTTTCCCGAAGCTCCTGAATGGTAGCCAGCAGCGTCTGCAACTGCTCTTTCGCGTAATCGAGCGCGCCCGATTGCGCGATCAGGTTCAGGAACTGATCCCACTGATCCTTTAGGTTGGACACGAGGCCGGAAAGTCGCCCCATACTGGCCGATGCCGCACCCTCGCTGGCCTTGCCCATCTCCTGAACCAACGCAGCGATGGTTTCCCGGCCCAACTCACCGGCGGAGGACATCTCCTGGAGTTGCGACACGTTTTTGCCGGTGGCCTGCGCGAGCAGTTCCCATACCGGGACGCCCCGTTCGATCAGCTGTAGGATTTCCTCGCCCTGCAATTTTTGCTTGGCCCAGGCTTGCCCCAGCGCATTCACCAGGCCTTCAAGATCCTGGAAGCTGCCGCCCATGGCTTCGTTCTGATCGACGAGGGCTTGCAATGTGCCATTGGTCGGGTCAATGCCGAAGTTCTTGAGCCGGATGAACGCCTGAGATACCTGTTCTAGCTGGAGCGGTGTGCGGGCCGTAAAGTCCTGTATCCAGCGCGACGCCTCCTGGCCTTTTTCAACGCTGTTGAAAACCTGGGTGAGCTGCTGATCCAGTTTCTCGAACCGGTCGCCGGTTTGCAGAATGGCAACCAGCGCTTCGCGAACTTTGTTCAACCCGACCGCCGCCGCGACAAACGCGACCATCCGATGGCCCGCCCGGCGAAGGTGACTGGCAAGGCCATCCGCCCCCTTCGCCGCCGACCGCATGGCCTTGTCTGACGCTCTGGCGCTTTCCTGCTGACGCTTGAGTTGCGTATTGACGGCGGTCAGATCGGAGCGGAGCCGCCGGGATGATTGCTCAAGCCCTTCCTGGGCACGATCCAGCTTGGCAATGTCAACACCAGCCGCTTTGAGCCTCGGCGCCAAACGATCCAAGGCCTCCCGGTTCCGGACCCAGGCTGCCTTCGCCTCTTCAGCGGAGCGCTCGGCACGCTCCAGCTCCCGAGCCATGGCCTTGGTTGGGCGCTCGGCGCTTTCCAGAGCACGACTGAGCCGCTTGACTTCGGATTCCGCTTCTTGCCAGCTCTCCTTCAGGCGGCCTGTCTCCCGCCCCAGACGCTCAAACTCTTTGATATTGCGCTGGGTTTGGGTGAGCTTTGCCAGGGACCGGCTCAGCGCCTCGCTCCGCTTCTGCAAATCCTCAACACTGTTGGTCGCGGATTTCGTGGCCGGAGACAGCAAGTCCTTGCCTTTGATGATAAGATTGATAATCGAATCTTTAAGAGCCATTGGAGGGTCTCATGGTCGAACTGATACACCGGGTTCTGGTGCTGGCATTCTGGCTGACGGGCCTGATCTTCCTGTTTGGCGGATCACTGTCTGGCCCGATGGTGTCGGGCGTTCTGCTCATGCTTTGGCAGATACCCCGTTTCCTGTGCTGGCTGGGCGCAGACCGCAGCCATACGCCCGCCAGTTAAAACACGTTGATCAGGGTCAGGCCGCCGCCCGGGTGAAGAACTTGGATTTACCGGTGGCTTGAATGGTCTCATCCGCCAACACTTCCCCCTCGACGGTGAAAGACGCAAAGTCATCGGAAATGAGCCCCAGCCCCGATGTGGGTGACGGTTTCCAGCGGTGGACCTTCACCGTGACCGGCTTACCGGTGGCATCGTTGACCCCATCCAGAACCACCCGAACCTCTTTGCCGGAATCCACCAGCGCTTGCAGCACGTTGGTGCCCTGGTTGTTGTAGCTGACCTTCAACTCCTCGCCGGCGGTGATGTTGCCGCCCGCCAGAATTTTCAGGCCTGCTGCCGTGACCTCGTAGTCCGTGCCTTCGACATAGGTGGTCTGCTCATCGGCGGTGGTAACGGTGACGGTGTTGGCGGTGTCACTTAGATCGATCATCTTCTCGGTTTCCGCCAGGCCCCCAAGCACTGCGGTTACCGTTTCACCAGTGACCGTGCCGGCTGCAACCGTCTCCACAACACCGCGCAACGCCAGTGCCAGGTTTTCGTTCGAGAAGTTCGACAGCTCCATTGACAGGTTGACGGAAGTGATGGAGGTCACAGAGGCAAAGTTGCCGCCGCCGCCACGGAAGTTCCGCTGATTTTTGGTTTCCTGTTCAATGGCGAAATTCACGTTGGAACAGTTACCAACGTCCCGACCGTTGATGTAGATGATTCCGGAGCCGATATAGGCCTCGTTGATTTGCTCAGCCATGATGTTTCCTCTCAGTTCATGGGATCAGTGAGTCGTTCCGCCCAGTCAATGGCCAGCAAGACCGAAACAGAACACAGACGCGAGCCATCCTCGGGCGGGTCAATGACACGACCGAGGTAGCCGACGTTTGAGAAGAGCCCGGGATGGGCTCGGGGTTCGAGTTTTGAAAACACCGCCTTTTTGATATCCGCCAGCAGGAGATGGGCGTCGTCGAGCGGGTTCAGCGGGTCTGCATCACACCAGCCCTCGATGGTGATGTTCAGGCGATTGTGGACCTGATCGCCCACTCGCTTGGTCGCTTCTTCCTCCCCCTCGTGGATGATCAACAGCGGGTAGGCCTCATCTTTACCGATGCGTTTGCGGCCGCGCGTAACCCGCGCACCCGCTTCGGTGTAGAAACCATTCCCTTGTATCGTTTCCAGGGCGGCCTGCACCGCCCGGATCAGCCGCAGCGCTTTCGGTTCGCTCATTGATTTCTCCTCCGCGCCAGCTGGTCAGCCAGCTTGTCTTCAAAGATTTCCGCCAACCGGGCGCCATAACGATCGAGCCGACCGTCATCACGGGCCACTTTGAACGCCGCCGCCACACTGATGCCGTGGGCCAGCACTGGCCGACGGAGCCGCCCACGGCTGGTGATCGTCTTCATGGGCAAGGGGGTATCGGCTTCCGGGTTCACAAAGCCGGCCGCTACCTTCCAGCCCCCGAACCACCGAATGAGAATTCGCGCCCGAGTGGGATGCCCCGCAGGCTCAGGCCGCCATACGTATTCCGTTATCGGTAACCCCTGACTGTCTGGCACCAGCCGCGCCTGAGGATTCGCCTGCTTCGCCCGCCGGATGCGGATGCGTTCGCGCAGGAGCTTTTTCTTGAGCCCGGTGGCCTGGTGGATGTCGTCCACGAAGCCACGCCGGAACTCCGTGGCTCCGGCATTGATGGCGTTAACCTGTGCCCGGGCCACTTCCGTTTCCAGAGCGCCAAACAACGACGCCAGCCGGTCTGCACCCTGGGTTTCGATGGAATAGGTCATGAGGTAAATGCCACAACAAATCCGTCGTCGCCGTCCTCGGCCACGCCGGTCAGTGGATAGTCCACCCCAGCGATCCGGATACCATCACCGGGCTGCCAGGGTGCCGGCTGATGAATCACCGGGATTTCTAGCCGGTACCGGTAATCCATCAACTGACCACTGAGGCCGATGTAAGGGGTGTTCACGGACACATGAACGCACACCGGAAACTCCTCCCCAGTGGCACGCCGATAGGTACCTGCCGAGCCAATCAAACGTGTGCACGTCAGGTGAATGTCCTGGTGGCGCGACAGGCGATCCGCGACGCCATCGATGACCATGAGCTGATCACCACCGGAAAGCCAAAAGCCAGACTGCACCGGAGCAAAGCGGCGAACGAGAACCTTGGTTTGCCCGGCTTCCCTCAGGCCCTTTTGCTCGCCGACCTCCAGGGGCGGACGGACATCGGCCCAGATCCGGCCAACGTCGTTTCCTGCCGAATCAAGAACGGAAAGCCGGGAGTTCATTCGCCCTGCACGCATCAGCCGATCCTCAGAATTCGATAAGGCTGAATCAGATGCTCTACCGCCATCGGCAGCTCACTGGCGATGGTACCGATCACGACCGCCTCCCGGTTTTCGTAGAGATGGCCGATGATGAGGAGAGCTGCCGCCCGAACATCCGGCGGCAGCTCCTCATACCCGATATCCGCCACGATTTTCACCGAGGCCCGCTTGGGCGGAACCGCCGGCCACTCAGAGACGGGGTAAAGGGTCGGATACACACCGCGCTGGTCCAGGAACAACTCAGCCTCAGAGAGGCTGCGTTCTGCGCCCAGCGAATCGACGTACACCACGCTCCGGACTGCGCGAACCGGCGTCCATGCCAACTCAATACCGCCGACATCGGAGGGCAAGGTGTCTAACACCATTTCGGCCCCATCGACCTTGGCAAACGCCTGGCCGGTCTGGTTTTCAAGTGTTCGCAAGGCCGCGCTGACCAGCGATGCCAGCAGGCCGTCCTCGTCGTCATGGTCTATCCGGCAATGAGCCTTGACCTCGTCAATCGTGATCATTCGGGCAGTTCCTCCACGGGCCGAAGCCGGCACGTCGTCAGGCTTTCGGTTCCGGCTCTTGGTCGGTTTTTGCGGCGGGCAGCTTGGTACCTTTCACTGCCACTTTGCCGTTGATCAGTCGCTCGGCCTCGTCGGCGCTGAAGCCAGCGACATCCCCCCGGCTGTACCGACTCCAGGGCTTGACGAACGTGACCACAACCTTGTCGGTTTTCGGTGCGGCTTCGGCTTTCTTGGTTTGTTCAGCCATGGCTGCTACTCCTGAAATTGAAAAAGAGGGTGGCGGCTGATTGCCGCCACGGGATTACCAGGTAACGCCGGTGCCCAACACCAGGCCTTCCAGGTGACGGAAACCGATGTCGTGCTCAACAACCACACGAACCACCGACTGATTGCGGGAGAACGCCGATACAAGGTTGCCGCCGGCGTCCTTGTAGGTGGCCTCGCGGGAGAAATCGACCTTCATGTTCTCCTGCTCACCGATCACCACGTCGTTCCAGTCCGCGAAGTAAATCTCGGACTCGTCGGTACCGGCGCCCAGATTCGTGGGAATGGTGGTGGTGTGCTTGATCGGGTAGCCCTTCAGCTGACCCTGAGCCAGTTCCGGATATACCTTGTTGCCGTTGCCATCACGCAGACCAAACAGTTTCATGTAGGTGCGCGGGGACATCGCCCAGCCCGGCTGAATCAGCAGACTGTCGCTGTTCATCAGCTGGAGAATCAGGTTGTCGAGATAGGCGTCGATGGTGGCGAGATCCGCGGTGCCGGACCAGGCGACGGTGCGACCGGCATCGGTGGCGGTGGCCTTGAAACCTTTCGGCGTGTTGCCGGTACCATCATCCCGAAGGAACGCTTTGTCCTCACGCACCGCCATGGCGTTGAGCATGTCGTTCAGAACAATCTGCTCGATGCGGAAGCCGGCGCGACCGATCAGCTGGTTGGACATGGGCACCAGGGTGATCATGGTTTTCGCGGACAGATTCACGTCGTCGGTGCTGCCTTCGCTCGCCAGTACGTCGTTGCCTTCACCCACATAGCCAGCGGTCGCACCGGAGCTCATGCGCGGCATGGACAGGTTACCGTTCGGCAGCGGCACGTTGCGGGCACCCAGCTGACGAACGACAGTGCGTGGCCGAAGCAGCTCGATCACTTCATCGTGCATGTTGTCCGGTACCAGGGCGCCGCCGGAGCCTGCGCCGGTCTCCATAGCCATCGCCACGTCCATATCGCCAATTTCGGTACGAGCGAACTTGACGGCGTCCTGAAGGTTGCCGCCGCCCGCTGCGATCGACATCACCAGGCGCGCCGCACTGGCCCCTGGATACTGCTTCAACTCGGGCTTAACGTGTACCGCAGGCGCTCGGCTGCCCGCGCTCGGAGTAACAGGTTGAGCAGCAGCAGCCTGAATGCGCTCGACCTCTTCGGCACGGGCCATCTTCTGAGTGAGCTGGTCGAATTCCGCTTTGAGCGCGTCGAATTCCTCAAGTTGCTCGGCTGTCAGCTCGCCGCTTTCCTGCTCTACCGCAGCCAGGGCCTGAATCTTCTGATTTACCTCGGCGCGCTTGCGGCGGAGTTCTTCGATCATCGGCATAGGCATGTCGCTTTCCTCTTTCTTTCAGGTATAAAAAAGGCGGCCATGCGGCCGCCGGTTAGCTGCTCCGCCGCGTGGCTAGAGCTGGCATTGGGTATTCAGCGCGTGGGCTTGCGCGGAAATTTTCCGGCCACCGCCCTGCCCGGCTTGCCGGTAGCTGGATGCAATCGCATTCACTGCATCCTGTGCCGGGGCGATCTCGTCAATGAGCTTCAGGGCAAGCGCTTCTTGGGCGGAGAACACCCGGGCCTCGGTGGCGGTCACCGCCTCCACGTCCAGACCCCGGTACTCAGCAACGGAGCGGGTAAACAGGTCGTAAGCCGCATCCAATCGCTTTTCAATCTCCCGCACTGCCTGGTCCGTGATCGGCTCGTGGGGTGACGCATCGTTTTTGTGCCCACCCCGAAAAAAGGTGTTGAACCGGATGCCGGCTGCTTCCTCGGCACGACTCACGTCGTAGGTTTCGATGATCACACCGATGGAGCCCACCATGGCCGTGGGACTGGCGACGATCCGCGAACAGGCTGACGCCAGGAAGTAACCGGCGGAACAGGCCGCAAAGTTGATCAGAGCCGTGATCGGCTTTTCGGCAGACACCTTTCGGATGTAGTCAGCCGCCTCCTTGCAGCCGAGCGCGGATCCACCACCGGTGTGGAAATCGAGAACAATCTCCGCGACCTGCTCGTTTCTCCGAGCAGCTTCGATCTGCCCCCTGAGCAGCTCATACGAAACCAGCTCTTCACAGGTCTCGGTGATCTCACCGCGACGCGGCACGAGAATCCCATGCACCGGGATCACGGCCAGCTGACTGGCTGTTTGCTCAGGCTGAGCCGCTCGCTGCTCATCATCGATCAGGGCCAATGGCGCCACGGGTTCAACCGAGTCGACGTCTTTACCAAGGAGGCGAGGCTCCAGCACAGACTTCACAGCAGTGACCAGCGCAGGCGTGGCGAATAGCGGCACACCAAACACCATGGACGCGACGTGCGGGTAGTTGATCAGGCGCGGCATAGGATGTCCTCGATCTCTTTCATTTGGGCGGGAGTGGCGTTCAGAGCGCTAGCGGAATTGCCCGGCTCAGCCATGTTCAGTGGCGTCAGATAACGATCACCACCAGGAATGGGCGGCATATTCTCAAGGCGCCGGACATCGTTGGCGGAGAGCCAGCCCCAGTTCCGACCAATCGCGTAGGCTTCGTAACGGGACTTCTGGTCACCCCGAAGCAGCCCACTGACATTGAACTCGATGTATAAATCAGAGCGCTCAGACGGCAGCAGAAGATCCCGCATCATCGCCGCCTCGTGACGTTTTACCCACGGCAGCAGCGTGTAAATAACGAACTGCAGGCCCATGTGCTCAATGTTGTTGAACGTGGCGCGATCCATCATCTGGATCATGTGGGGAGGCACTTTATAGAGCTGGCAGATGGTGACCGCCGAATGCTTTCGGCTCTCCAGCAGCTGGGCTTTCTCGTTGTCCATGGCAAGCTGCTTGTAGGTCATGCCTTCTTGCAGCATGGCGACACTGAACATATTGCGGATGCCGCTGTGCCGTTCAGCAAACTTGCTCAGCAAACGGTCGAGCTTGGCCTGGTCCGTAATCGGCGCCGCCTCACGCGGACGCTCAATCACACCAGACATCGTCGTTCCCCGGGAGAATACCGCCGAAGCGTGCTCTTCCGTCGCAATGGCAAGCCCAATCGCATCCGCGTTGGTCTCGATCGGCGAGACCCCGACATAGCCATCCAACGAGAAGCCCTTAATGTGATGCACCATTCGGGACGGCAGGATCTCGTTCTGATCAATCAGGTGGTAGTACGGCATGCCGTCATTGCCCTTGAGCACCCGGACCTTGGTATTGCTGACCGGGATCAGCTCCTGAACGTAGCCCGCCCCGTCGCGATCAATCAGCGCGATGTGGTTGCCGTCCAGCCCAAGCGCTCCCTGGGCCTGCTCGTAGTACTCGAAGGCGGTGTCTTTCCGGTTTGGCTGGGAGTGGATGACGTCGTAGAGCGGATGATCGGTCGCCCGCTCCCGATTGCCATCGCCGGTACGCCGGTAGAGTTCACATGGCAACTGGGCCACCGATTCCGCCAGAAGCGTCACGCAGCCTCTTAGGG